GGCAAGTCAAAGAAGTCAAGAAGGAAGCCCGCCTTCAAAATCTTAAACGCATTAGAGGCTCTAGTTTACACCGGGATTTTAACCACCGGAATAGCTGGGACCTCACCTTGGGGATTCATCACCGGAAAGGGCGACCTTGCTTATACTGAAGTCGCTTCAGGTTCTTGGGAAGACGCATACAAATCAGGCACTTTAGAAATGACGGGGCAGGGCGAACTTTCGCTAGCCGACATCATGAAAGAACCGGGCCTAGCAATTGCGCAGATGTCAACCAACTTTGGCAACAACCTTGCGCCGATGGCTATTGCTGCGTTCACTACGGGAGTCACATTTAACGTAGGTCGCCGCCTTTTGAGGCGTCCAATAAACAACATCAACCGAAATATCATGAAGCCGATGCTTGGAGCTGGCATCAAACTTTGAAGGTGATCAAATGGCAAATGTAAACGCATACGGTTCTGTAATTAGCACCCGAGGGGGAACGGTTCCCCTTCTTAACACAGCTCAAACCGAAGGCACGGAAGAAGCGATTCCGACCGACGCAAATTTTGTAGGCTCGGCTCAAGTCTTCGGAACTTTCGCCACCCAGCAGCATGGGAATTTCTCAGCAGCTCGCGCGGGAATTCAAACAGAAAATGACGCCACCTACTGCTTTGTGCAAAGTGCCGGAAAAATAAAATTAGCCCTCCCAATTGCGGGCGGTGGAGCTGCCAACGGCGGCGCTGCCGGACTCCCTGCGGCACTACCCTACCCCAAGCAGATAGCAAGCGGTGATAGCGTCGTAATGATGAACAACGCTGCCACTGACAGAGAAGCAGCGGTAAGCGTTGCTTGCTCCAATGGCGAGTATCACGTCTTCGCAAAAACGGTCAGCGGTTCCGGAGAGCAAGAGTTCGTTTCGATTCTTGACGGTTCTTCTTCTCTAGGCTTGACATTACAGGGCCGGACAATCACTCATTGGTTTGCCGTACCCGGCGCTAACGATGCCGAAACCGTTTCACCGGTCTACGCGCTTGACGGTTCAGGCGTTCCTATCGGGTCAGTCGGATTCACCGCTGGCGGGGGTGCTTGTGCTGCAACCTTTCAACCCTGCCGCGTCCCGGTGGCCCTGAACTCAAGGCTAGTGTTCAGGACGGATGCCTGATGGCCATATCTAAGCGAGCTAAGGCGCGTCTGCGCCTCATGACCGCATCAGAGAAGACCGCGATTAAGAAATCAACCAAGGCTCTGTATGAAGCAGAGTTGATGGGGATCAAAAGAATGCGCGAAATCATCCGCTGGGCCGAGAAAAGGTGTTAGCTGTGCTCGTCAAATGGCGTACAAGCGTGCCCGCTGGTGCTGATGCTGGCACACAGTTTCCTATTGGGTCGATTCCTGAAGGCAAGAAGCTATGCGGCGTGACTGTATCATACTACGGGGGCGACTCAGGTCATCGTCTAGGTCTTGACCTCGTACCAGCAGGCAACCCGATTGGGGCAAACGTCACGGTCGATGCTGAAGCTGGGACAATGGCTTGGGTCTATCCTATGAACGGGGCGAATGGTACTCCAAGCACCCCGTTTCCTATGGCCCCTAATTTGATTCCAATCTATACCCCCGGACCTTTTACCATAGTAGCTGCGACGTATCTATCTCCAACGACGGCATGGACAGTCGACGTGATGGGGTATTTACAGGACTTGTGAGCATGCCTCGGCTCCCTGTTGACGGTACAAAGGTAATCGAGCACCGCATCACCTTCGGCACGTTAGAGCGTGATCAAATCAGCGAATTAGTCAATGCGATACAGGCACAAAAATACACCCAAGCAATTGAAAATGTTGCCAACCCGATAGTTGACGTATTGAAGGACGCAAGCGCGCTCTATGCAATTGTCACTCTGATTGAAGTTTATACCGATATCGACCTTCCTATACTCACGGTCGCTGACCTGTCAGTTCAAGAAATCATGAATGAAATCAAAACAGGAATCGAAACTCGGCGGGAGCTATACCCCGACGAACCGCCATCCGGTTCGTTAGCTATGGTGGTAAAGGACATGCTGATTTCTTGGTTTGGCGGTCTTTCAGACTTAGGCGGTCAAGAATTCAATGCCCCCACTCCGGACCCTTGGGGCGGGGGAATCCCGGGGGGCGGCTCAGGGGGTCGCCCTGTCTATACCGGGCAGACCCCCCCGATATAGAAACGGACGCCTCTAGGGGGTACTTGGAGGCTCATAATCGCAAAAAGTTGAGCGCCCTAGATATAAAGGATTTAGATTTCTTCCTAGAGGCGGGTGAATTGCCTTCGACCTTCATCGAGGACATGTTGAACTTTGATTCGATAGTTCCGAGCAAGAGGTCGCCATCGCCGACCTCGGGACCATAGTATGGCTTAGGTGTATGAAGCACATCCTTACGGGTTGAATTACTGTCGCCGGGGTCTATCCCCTTGTATCGCTCCCAAGCCTCGCTTGTCGGGGGGCCATCGGGCCAGCACTGCGGGCACATGCTCTGAGGCATACAGAAACCTAACCGTTCGCGGACTCCGGGGTTAGCGTGCGATGACGAGAGCTGCTCCTTATGCAGAGCGTACCGGCGTAGACATTGACGGACAAAGGCAGACAGGTTGAACGCGGGACCCTGCCGTTGAATAATCTCGGCGTCGGTCTTCTCGATGCTAACACTTTTGATCACCCAATCTTTACGCATCACTTTCACCTTCACTTTGAGGGACCTCTGACAGTCGATGAGTCACGCCGACTCTAGTAATGAAGCACTGTTGAGTTTGAATATCAGCGACGCGCTCAAAATCGGGGCAATCAAAAATAATCTTGCAGTAGGTACAACGGAGTTTCATATTCACTCTCCGTAGATTTTGTCATATATTTCTTGGTCGAGGTGCGGGGCGGCTAGCTTCCATATTCTGCGATAGCACTTTCGGACGGCTCGGCTGAAGCGCCGCTCTTCCGCTTCGGTCATGACATAGGAGGCATTTTCACGATTAGGGTCAAGATATGCGTGCTCATAAATTGCAGCCATCATTTCTTTTTCATTCATTCTTCTTCACCGAACCCTGCGGGTCTAAAGATGCCGTGAGCGTCCGGGTCAGCAGAATAGACGGCGGCGATATTGTTGGGGTCGTCAGGGTCACCGTCGATTCCGTAGAAGGTGATGGTCCCGTTGTCGTCCTCGATGCTAACCATGTCGTCGACCATCTTGTGAACTCTGTCTTTCACATCATGAAAGTTCACTCTCGATATCAGACCCTCGTCATGCAAGTGGTCAAGGTAGGCCATCTTCAATTGAATCCTAAGCTCAAGTTCTGCGTCACGGTTCATTCGTCGTCAGCTCCTTCGTACATTTCACCGAACTCAAAATGTTCTACTGAGGACAGTTGATCAACTATGAACTCGGTCCAACAGTGCTCATAGACGACGACCGGGGGCGGAGTATCGCCCCATACCGACTCGGTCCATGTGCCGTCATCATTCTTTGTACCCGCCTTAATGCAGGGGGTCGGATAGTGAGCAATCAAGACTCGCAGTAGCTTCATTCAATCAACTCCTTCTTGATTTCCCAACCAACCCGGCCATATTTTACAACCTTGAAAGTCGTTTCGGGGTGTCTAGTGCGTATCATTTTCATATATTCTGCAAGGGATTCAACGATAATCTCATCGTCCCAAGCTGGATGCGAAGAGGGAAGTCCGGAGAATCTCGTATATGTTTGAGGCCACTGATTCGATAGAAAGTGATAATCGACCCAAGTTTTCATTGAATCACCCATGTCCAATTCCCATAAAGGGGACATCTTCGCAATAAGAAGGTGCATTCTAGGGCGGGCGTCTGTGTGGGGTGCTTTGTTGGCTGCATGGTACTCCGAGAGCGGTAGGGGTCTTAAGGGTTTTCATAATTGCTAAACTAGCCTTATATTATTATTTATTATAGCTTATACATACTATACTACTACTAAGAGAGCCAAAAAGAGAGTTTAAGGGCCGGGTTGGGTACGGGTTGGGTATGGTTTGGGAGCTAGTCTTGGCAGTAGTGGTATTGAATCTCGGTGCGACCCTTTGGGTAATGCGTCGTTTAGTTATGGCTCAAATCGAGCTTTTCGATCAACTAGACGCCCGAATTGCAGGGGTAATCAAGGAGCTAATTGAAACAGGATTGCCCAATATGGAGCCGGTTAGCCCCATTCAAGCTGCAATTGCGAATATGATATCTTCAAACCTTCAAAATCCGGTGGTTGAGGCTACGGTCCGCGACGCTTCGGGGAAATTTGCTTAACGCTTATAGTCCGCCGAGTTTGTGACTCTCAATATGGCGCGCGGCAGGGGCAAGTCAAAGAAGTCAAGAAGGAAGCCCGCCTTCAAAATCTTAAACGCATTAGAGGCTCTAGTTTACACCGGGATTTTAACCACCGGAATAGCTGGGACCTCACCTTGGGGATTCATCACC